CAGCACCAGGTTCTCCATATAATCGGTCAACTGGGTCAAATAGACCTGTTTTCTTAATAATTTGAGATGTTTTAATTAATTCCATTGCTAATGCTCTTTCAAGTCTTATTTCTTTTAAGTTTTCGCTAATTTCATTATCACCCCATTTCATAATTTTCTTTAATGCACCTGTCCAAGACATAATTGGAATACCATTTCCAGGGTCAGCAACAGCCATCTGTGCCGCTTGTATTTTTTTACTTAGATTTTCAATTTCCATCATTTCAGCCTGTGAAGATGGATTGTTCATTGTTAAATTAAAATTTGTTAAATCATCAGTAAAACCTAATAAATATAGGTGAATTGTAGCAATCTTAGTTAATTCCATTAACAAGGCTTGTTGAATACGAGATATAGTTCTTGTAAATCTAATATCCATTAATGAAAGGTTTTTACCATCTCCTGCTGTTTCTTCAAAATTAAGAAATGTTTTAGGCATTCTTAATGCTGTTAATACTTTATTTTGAACAAATTTAATATCATCCATTGCTGTTAAATTTTGTGCTGCTGGTAGTGTGTCAATTGGATTTGGAGCAGCTTCATCTCTAACAGGAATGAAAATATCTTGTGAAACATCAAGAATATTTTTTCTTAAATCAACTTGACCAGTTGCAGGGTCTACAATTGGGGTACGTTTGAAATTATCAGCAATTTGATTAACATAAGCAGGTACATCAGCATCATCAATATTTCCAACAAATATTTTATATACACGTCTTTCAACAGAACGTTCTAAACGATAAATTAACATCATATCTTCCATTAAAGATAACATTCTCCAATGTCTTCTGGCTTTGTTTAAATATGATATGCCATATGGTAAAAACAATGAATCATAAAGTAATCTAAAATGAGCAACTTGCCAATTTCGATAAGGAATATATTCATTTTGACCAACCCAAACAAATTTAGTTGATGTATCAACATCTCCAATATCAGTATTTAAATTAGTTGTTGAATATGGGTTATTCATCCCATATTCATATCTTTCCATTTCATATACAGGTAATTGTTTCCATCCCATAACACCATTTTGGTCATTAACATTAAGTAACATAAAATTATTACCATATTTACACATTGAACGACATATCATTGGTAACATAACATGAATATCTAAACGATTTACAAATAAATCTTCTAAAATAGATTTAATACGTTCAGATTTAGAAGTTACATTAATTATATTTGATTTATCATTAATCACACAAGATTCTTCAGCAACAATATCTAATGCAGCACCTATTTCTGGAAAACCATCCATCAAGTCAGCATCTCGATACATCATTCTAATTGGGTTTAGCCCCATTAATGAATTATTAGCTAATTGAACATTAGCTTTAATCCACATATTATTTAACAATTTCTGTTGTTTCTTTTGTAATAATTGTTGTTCGTATTCTTCTTTATCTTTTGTTCTGAATATAATATCATCAGAATTAGGATTCATATGATATGAATTTACAGTTATATTTTTACTTTGATTCATATCAGAATTATTTAATTGAACACCACCACCAAACATGGCTTTGGTTAACTTTTGATATATTGTAGGTGTTTTAGACATTTTTTTATTATAAAATA